TCCACCAAGATGATACTTGTTAATAAATCCAACTAATTTACTTTTATCCATTTGTCATTCTCCTATTGTTAATAATCTCTATATATACATATATACGAAGACCTTCAAAATCAAAAATATTTTTCAATTTTTACTGGTTCTCCGAACATTTCTTTTAAAAATTCTTGAAATTTGTCTTCAGGATAATTAGACCTACCAAGATTCATAAATCTTGTAGTAATAACAAAATTACCCTTTACATAACCACCCTTTGGGTCAGGCCATCTATCAACTGATGGTGCCTTAATTGAATGTGGTACAAATATTTCATTTAAATCAATCCTATAATGTGGCATCCAATAGTCACAACCATTTTGTTTATTGAATTGTTCTTCTAAATCATCTCTTGTTATACCAACTTCAAGTTGTTTTTTGTATCTGTAGATTCTACCCTCTTTACTTACTGCCAACTCTCTCTTCAGTTTTGAATTTAAATTACCTCTTGTACTACCTTGATTCTGTGATGACATGTTTACATTTGACATCATCTTTTTAAATGGGTCTCGTGCCATTAGAAAAACCTCTCTATACTTTTTGTTTTATCTACTACATTGTCCCATGACATTGCCTTGTAGAACATACCAATTTTCTTTGTCATTGCCTGTTCAAACATTCTGTCATGGTCAATGTGAGTCTTAATTAATTCTAAAATCTGTGGTGGGTCTTCATAACCTTTATATGCAATCGTATCAAATCCAAACTCATTGTTCTTTAGATACACCCATTTAATCTTACTACCATTTATAATCTTTTCGTATTTCCTACCCTCATACCAATATTCTAATAATGAGTTATAATTGATTGATGCCTTAACATGAACAGGTGTTCCTTTTTTATATGTACTGAATGGTGAGTCTTCTTCTTTCACTTCATACTTACCAATACCTTTTACACCAATTGGATTTGCCATAACATCATAATGTAAGTTAACCATGTTTCTTTTAAACAATGATATCCTCTCATCAATCTTTTCCTTTGGAACATCTGCCAAGATATCATCCAATACATTACCCAATAATTCCTTCATCGCAACTGCAAAGTTACTACGAACCGTATCCAATCCTTTAACATGAATCTTATTTACCTTACGACCTGCATCATTGATAATTCTTAATCCATATCGTTTCTTCGTAATGAACAACCCACTCTTTGCAACCACCTCTTGTTTAATATCAAACACATGTTTTTCTTTCTCTACATTACAGAACTTCTTACCAAAGAAATTATAACTTTCATTTAGATAATCTTGTACCTCACTACAAATCTCCATAATCCTTTGAGTCATCATTGTATCACTTAGTTTTTGATTTGGAAATCTCTTCTCAACCAATGGAATAGCAGAGGCAAAAATAGAATCAGTATCTATGTATATCACATAATCATCATCAGTACCGAGCTCTTTATTATAAAAATGATTCGTTATCTTCTTACTGAACTTAATTAAGGCTTGACCAGTTAGAGTTGTCGCCTCTGCATTATCCAAATCGTAAAATCTAAATACTGATAGACCCAATACACCATACATGGAATTCAAAATAATCTTTTGTATGTATTGTCTTCTATCAAAGTAATCTTCTAATTCTTTATTACCTTCATCATGATACTTCTTCACAAGTTTTCTCATCTCAACTCTTTCGTTGAACCACTTAGTTAGAAGTGCAGGAATCAATCCTTGTTTATCTGTACGATATAAAACACCATTAGATGCAATACTAATCTCATTGGTTAATAGATAGTTTTCTAATTCACCATTTGTAAACTTACCAATTTCTTTTTCTTTCTTATCTATCATGGTATATGTTTTTACCAAGTCCTTTTTTAAGAACTCCTCTGCATCCCAACCCTCAACCTTACCTAACTTAGTCTCAGGTGATATGTTTAATGAACGAATCACACTTGGATACATACTTGTGATATCCAAGTCATAAACCCAATCATGTTTACCTGCCTGTGGTCTCTGTACATATGCACCTGCAAACTTATCATCTTCAAATGTTTTTGGTCTTGGTGGTTTGTTGGGGGCAACAATACCAAGTTTTTTCAGATAAACTAATATTGCACCCTCAAGATATCTTGAACTCATAAACACTTCTTCATAAGGTATGTGTCCAAGGTGTGCAATACCTCGTGATATCTCAATCAAATTTAATTTCTTATCCAACTCAACTAATATTTTTACATCTCGGATGTTGTAATCAATGAATGTCTGTAAGTCATTTTCATACAAGTCATTAAGTGTTCCCTCGTAATCAACCTTTTTCATACCGACTTCTACTTCACCAATGTAATCTAATCTATAACTTGATTGTTGAGAGAATGAAAACTTTCTATATAAAGATAGATAGTCTAAACAACTAACTCCTGCAATAACATATCTCTTTTTAAATTCATTGTAATATACTTCCGAGATAGGTGATAACAAGTTTGCCACACTAACACCCAATACATTTACTGCCCTATTATATAGATAAGGAATATCAAAGAAGTCTGAGTTCCAACCACTTAATATTGTTGGTTTGATTTCTAAATACTTTTGGAAAAACTTGTTTAACATTTCATACTCGGTATCATATACCTCTACAACTTTATTATCTTTTGTATATGATTGAAGTCTTTTCTTTGCATCAAACACATATGTAAAATATGTTTCTGTCATGAAATCATATAGTGCAATAGAAGTGATTACATTATTTGCCTTCATCACATCAGGAAAACCATCTGTAACCTCTACCTCAATATCAAAGAATACTTTTCTATGTCCATCTGAAACTTCATCTGAGTCTGTATATTGGTCAACTAAAAATCTTGTTGTTGGTGGGACATCTGATTCATGTAGTGTTGGGTCATCTTTATCATAATTAAATACTTTCTTTACTCTATCACCATATAGTGAAACATGTTGACCATTTGTATTTTTTACATAGGCATACTTTTTATATGGAATAATCAAGTATCCCTTTTTGTCATCCCAAAGATGCATTTTTTGTTTTCTTACATCAAAGTATATGTTCTGATACATTTAGGTTGTAATATCCCTCATTGTTATAACTAAATTTAATAATAAAACCATATAAAAGTCAAGCTTTTTTTTTAATAAAATGGGTGGTATATTTCAACCACCCAAATTACAATTAGAAATTAATAGACACTCCAATGTTTGCGTATCTTGGTGTTCCCAAGAATACTTCTGCATTGTGTGGTAAGTGTTCCTTAGAACCAAACCCATTGTATCTACTATTATCTACAGCATCTTGTACAAATACTTCATCAAGTGCGTTGAATACATGAGCAGTTAAAGAAATGTCATGTCCCTTGATAGGAAGTTTATATGATGCATGTAAGTCAAGTTTTGAGTAACCTGGGGCTTCCCAAACTTGAGCTCTATCTGCTTCTCCATCCTCAATCTCTCTTGCGGCTGGACTCCAATCAGAATAGTTTTTATCATATGTTTTGTATAATGCCTGTAGTCTTAATCCTTTAACTGGTTTAAGTGTAACACCTAAAATATAGGCGGTTTGTGGCATGTCACCAACATATAAACCATCAAGTGCATATGAATATTCGGTTGATGTTTGACCAATTACTTGACCTTCATCATTATATTCCATTTCTTGGTAAGTACCATTGGCATCACCATCAAATTTCCAATTACCGAATGACGCGATTAAATCAAGTTCAACCAACTCATTTGGTTTTACTTTAGTTTCAATCTCTAAACCTTGATGTTTTTGATTAACACCTTTTAGGAAGATAATATCAGTATCACCTGATGAACCTTGACCTGTCTCTACTGATTTAGTCAAGTTTCTATCTAACCAATCGGTATTGTATGCACTAACTCTAACTCCAAGTTTGTTAGTACCGAAGTTTGCACCAATCTCATTATGTAAGAATTTCTCATTGTCTGGGTCTGATGCTACGGTTCCATCGTAGTAGATAACATTATCTAATATAGGAGCCTTTTGGACATATCCTGTATTTAGGAATACTCCAAGATTCTCGTTTACATTATATAATGCACCACCTTTAACTTGGTATGTTGAGATTGGGTCTGCTTTAATTACAGCATCCTCAATAGTGAAATGGTCTTGGTAAGAATACTCAATAGAAGAAACACCACCCATACCATATAGGTTTAGTTTTTCTGTTGTGTAGTTACCTTGTACGAATCCACCAATCCAATCTACGGTTGTTTCATTGAAGTATGCAATCTCGTCACCGAGTCTTACGACTTTACCTTCTTCAAAGTTGTCGTCTGCATAATCAACATAGTAATCACCACCTAATAAATCACGAACTTCACGAGCGTGTTCTATACGAGCAGTTCTCCAATCCAATCCAACTTGTAGTTCTAATGCATCACTCACTTCATAGTTTAATTTACTAATCAAACCATATGTGTTTTGACGATTTATAGAATTACGAAGAATTCCTGTTGAACGATTTTCTGTTGTTGAGAAGTTCTCATCAATGTTATCAGAATTTTGAGCAATCTCTGCATTCCAATCCCATTGCCAAGGTGAAGATGCATACCATCTTTCTCCCTCAACTGCAGGTTTTCTACTTACACTACCATAAGTTCCTGTACCACCACCTGAACCACCACTCCAATATAAAACAGAACTTAATCTTGTTTTATCATTGATGGTTAAGAAGTGATTTAAATTCACTAATGGTTTGTGGAAGAAGTTTTCTCTTTCGTTCAAGAAGTTCTTGTTGAATCTACTTGTAGTGTTCGCTCCATACATATACCAATATTGTTTACCTGTATATGATGGGTCAATAGGTGCGACATTTTGATTGAAAAATCTACCAGCTTCAGTTTCGAATTT